GTTCGGCAGTTACGACTGCGACGATTGCGCTTGCTGCGCCGACTGCCGCTAACAATTACACATCTACCACATCGGCTGCGACGACTTACACACTACCAAGTATTGCTAACGCCACTTGGACAACTTTTAGCAATACGTTCACGCTGACAACAAGTTGCGTGAATGGCCTGCAAGTTACTATTGCGCTTGGCACAGGGCTTACAACTGGGTCTTTCAACCTTACTGGCGTCCAACTAGAAGTCGGCTCAGTCGCCACTCCGTATGAGCGGCAGATTTACTCCGAGCAGTTGGCGCAGTGTCAGAGGTATTTACCGTATTGGAAAGCATCTGGCGCTCCTCAAGTATTTGCGCCCGGTTATACTTACGCAACAAATACAGGTGTAGCTATTTTCCAGCTTCCAGTTGCCGCGCGAGTTAGCCCAACTGGAATTGTTGTATCGGCTGCCAGTGATTTTTACGTTCAAGCAAGAGCAACAACAACATTATCGTCTATGACTTTTTCTGACGCAACACCGTATACTGGTTCCGTCACGCTTGGCGTGGCAGGAACACCATTAACCGTGTGCGACGGCTGTAGATTAGCTTCGGCTACCAGCAACGCAGTTATATATTTTACAGGGTGCGAGTTATGAGCGATCCAGTTTGGCAATATGCTAATGCTGACCACACTATTGTATGGCGCGAGTGGCCTGATGGGCGTCAGGAAAGCTGCCTCGTTGAAGTAATCCAAGAATGGATCGACACAGGCAACACGCCTAACCCATACGTCCCACCTCCAGAACCCGCTCCTTTAACGCCACAAGAGAAGCTCGCGGCGGCGGGGTTGAGCGTGGATGAGCTAAAAACATTAATAGGTCTTTAATATATCGCCGCTTGAGGTTTGCTAAATGCTAGGATTTTCGCCAATAGCGGCTGCGCCTTTAGCCTCTACGGGCGTATTAGGCAATCCTGCTGTTCTTGCTGCTACAGAAGCTAAAGACACTCTAAACTTTTCTATCAATAACCAGAATATTGTTCTTGCGGCTGTTGAAGCTCAAGATGTTACAGACTTTAATTTTGAGATACGAAGCACTGCATCATTTGCAGTTACTGAAGCGCCGGATACTTTTGAAGGCCTGCTGTTCTTTGCAATACTTGGATACATAGAGGCTACAGAAGCGCAAGACACAGCGTCTTTTGCTGCTAATAATCAAAACATATATTTTGATTTAACTGAAGCGCCTGACGTTGCCGCATTTAATATACAAATGACGGGAACGATAGCTATGTCGGCTGTAGAGACGCCGGATAGCTATTCACAAAAAGCATACATCTTATGGCTTGAACCAGATCAGCCGGATGACCCAACAATCTGGGTGCCTAAAAACGATCCCGCACCTTACCTGACAACGGTGATATAATGGCAAACACTTACACCCCTACCTATAACCTCATACAGCCGGAGGTGGGTGCCGATACAAACGCGTGGGGAACCCACGTTAACACAGATTTATCGACAGTTGACACGCATATGCTGTCACGCGCTTTGACAACATCTCAGACTGTTGCCGGCCCAATGGTTTTTTCTGCTGCACAGACATTTTCTTCAACGATTAATGTGTCTGGGTTGGCAACTTTATCAACGGTAAATGTTACTAGCACTGCTACATTTGCAACAATCAACTTAACTGGTGCAGCAACATTTGGGACAACCCTTGGTGTGACAGGGGCTGTTAATTTATCAAGCACTCTTGCTGTTGGTGGCGCGTCAACTTTTACTGGGGCCGCTACATTTAACGGCGCAGTTACGGTTCAAACTCCAAGCGCCTCTGCAAACCCAACAACTAAGACTTACGTTGATACTGCTGATGCCTTAAAGCTTAATCTGGCTGGCGGCACGATGTCTGGAAACTTAACAATCCAGAATACATCCCCAACTGTTGTTATGGCTGATACGGACAACGGCACATTCCAAGTGCATTGCAACAGCGGCCTTATTGGGTTTTTAGGAACATCAGGCGGTTGGATCAGCAGAACTGATAATAGCGGTAATTTTGTTGCTACAGGAAACGTCACAGCTTACTCGGATGCCAAACTTAAAGAAAACGTAAAAACAATTCAAAACGCGGTTGATCTCGTAAACCAGATGCGTGGCGTTTATTACGATCGTATTGATACAGGCGAGGCTGGCGTTGGCGTCATAGCTCAAGAGATCCGCGATATTGTTCCAGAGGTTGTAAAAGAGAATGACGGCACACTGTCTGTAGCATACGGAAATCTTGTAGGCGTTCTTATCGAGGCCATTAAAGAGCTATCTAATAAGATCGAGCTTATGGAGAGCAGATAATGGCGATCGTTATAATACACGCGCCAGATTATCCAACTTACAGATATGAAACGCGTGCATTAGAGGAAAAAGGTTATTCTTTCGTTGATAGATATTTCACGAAGGTGTTAGACGTTCCAGATCCTAATCAACCAGATGAAAGCACCCAATATCCAGGCGTTTTCTCAGTAATAACATTCTCAACGCCAATACCTAGCGGTAAACTGTTTGGCGATGAAATTACAGAGTATCGCTATTCTAAAACATTATCTGACTGGACATCTGATGGCGTTACAGTTGCAGAACCAGTAATTGGCGCTTTGTATAACTGTCAGTATCCGATTGGTGGCGAAATACAATGACGGTTCCTACAACTAATATAAGTATGAGCGACATCAAAGCCGAGTTTGGCTTGGGTGATACATTAACAAATTACTATGGAATACGTTGGTTTAACACAAGCAATTATCGTGGATATTTACAAACATCTGGCCCAATATCATTTTCTGATTTTGCTGGTAAGAGAAATAATAGTCCAGTTGTTGCTGGTAGCACAACTTTATATAATAATCAGACTTGGACAATTCCTTTATTTAACAATTTTAATGTAACTGTTGTTAGTGGACAAGGTGGACAAGCAGGACAAAGTGGAAACCTTACGTCTGGTGGTGCAGGCGGTAATGGTGGGATTACCTATTTCCACGGATATGTGCAAAGCCCAGAAGGCCCAGGCGGTCAGCCAAGCCTTGGAGGTGGTTCTCAGGCGTCTGCTTCATTCTCGCTATCTGTAACTGACGCTAATCAATATTCTGTATTAGCAAATCAGGGTGTAGGTGTTGCTGTAACAATTGGCGGTGTTGGTGGCGGCGGTGGCGGCGGCAATAACTTACAATATGAGTGTGTCTGCACAGCTTATTGTAGTTGTGGTTGGGGATGCGCTTATTGTTGCGCGACGTCTTGTGGATATGTGACAAGAACGCTCTCAAGCGGTGCGGCTGGAACAAATAATGGCTACGTGTCAATTTCTTGGTCTTGAGGGAAATAATGCCTTTTGTTCCAATTAAATTTCCTCCTGGTGTTGTTCGACAGGCAACCCCAAATGACGCGCCAAACACCTGGTGGAATAGTTCTAACGTTCGCTGGCTAGCTGGCAGTATTATGCCAATCGGCGGCAACACTCGTATTTCATCTGAGCCACTACCGTCTCCTGTAAGAACGCTATTCCAATGGCGAGATAATGCAGCAAGAGAATGGACGGCTATAGGTCACGAAAGCGGTGTAAGCGTTCTATTTGGTTCTTTGACAGATGTTACCCCATTATCGTTTATTGGTATGGATGCTATTGCTGGTGGCGGTTACGGTTCTCTTGATTGGGGAACTGATGAGATCCCGATTAGCGATCCATCTGGAACCACAATTGCGTCATCTGCAACTGTTACGATTACTAACGCTTCTCCAGCAGTTATTACTTGGACAGACCACGGACTTACATCTGATGACGTTGTAAAATTCACCACAACTGGAACGCTGCCTAGCGGTCTAGTTGTTGGTACTGCTTATTATGTAATACCTGTATCAACAAACACATTTAGGGTCTGTTTAGCATCTGGTGGCAAGAATGGAGCTCCAATAAATACATCAAGTGCAGGTTCTGGAACGCATACAGCAAGCTGGATTGTAGGTCAGGATAATTATGGAAGGCAGCGGAGCTCGAACCCACCAATTTTCCGTAAGCCAGACCATTGGAGCTTTGGATCGTTTGGTTCTGATCTGCTTGCTATGTGTTCATCAGATGGCCGCTTGTTGCATTTAACGCCTACAACTGGCGTTGTTCCTAAGATGGACGTTCCATCGAATGCCCCTACAGGCAACTACGCTATGGCTGTAACGGCTGAGCGTGCAGTTATGTTGATGGGAGCAGGTGGTAATCCTCGCCGCGTAGCCTGGTCTGACTTTGAAAACTACAACGGCTGGACTTTTAACGTAAGCACAGGTCAGGCTGGTTATATTGACCTTGAGGCATCGTCGCCAATTATTACAGGCGTGCGCGTTAAGGAAGGCGTTTTGGTTCTAACGCAACACGAATGTTTTCTGGTGCGATATGTAGGTGCGCCGTATTTCTATGGCGTAGAGAAACTAGGTTCTACAACCTTCTCAGCGCCTTGCGCGATTGCATCTGGAGGCTCTTACACAGTCTGGTTTGGTGAGAGTGGTTTCTGGGTTTACTCAGGCGGCGCTATTCGCCTTCTCGATTGTCCAATGTTTGGCGATATCAAACAGAACTATGACCCATTATATGGGAACTACCGATCTCATATGCACGAGAACGGTGCATTTCCTGAGTTTTGGTTTGATTATGTAGATATACACGCCCCAGACGGTGAGCCAAATAATTACGTTATCTGGAACTATGCAGATAATGTCTGGATTAGAGGTCAAAGAAATGTAACGGCAGCTGTTGGAGCTGTTACGGCTAGTTATCCTCTTTTGGCTAAGACAGATAACAACGTCTATCAATATGAAGACGGCTGGACTGATGATGGAACATCTAGAGTTGGTAGCGTATGGGCTGAAACGTCTGTTTTAGATTTTGGCCAGGGCGATAATTACGTTGAGATCAATCAGGCTCTAGTCGCTAGCGATCCAGACAGTGACGTTAATAATTATCAAGTTAAATTTAAATCAAAATATGCGCCTGGTCAGAATGAGGTAGAGTTTGGGCCATATTCTCCGAGGGCTGATGGCTATACTGATACACGCGTATCTGGCAGAGATATTAGATTGCGAATTGAAGCAACAAATGACGCCTATTGGAGTGTTGGTCAAATCCGATTTGATGTGAACAAAAATGGTGGCCGAAGATGACGGTATCAAAACCATTACCGCAACCGTCATTTGGCACAGTCCCTAGACAATATGATGCAGGCTATTTCTCAGCCTTTATGTCGCTACTG